TCATCGTTGAATAAACGTATAAGGTATTTTCACTTTATCCTTTTTTTCTGTAAGAAACAATTGAAATGCCATTTCTCCGCAAGCTTCCAGATGGTGGTCGATGGTTGGGAAACCAAGAAGCTCGCTGATCAGCAAATTATCGCGTCCAATCACCACTGGTGTCTTATCTTGCAGATAGCTTTGCAAGATGCCTGCTGCAACCATATCCGAATTTGTAAAGACACCATCAACTCCAAGCTCTTTAAAAAAGAAGCCTGCTTGTTTTCCTTTCTCTGCATCTATACAATCCCAAAAAACAAGTGATTCATCAAAAGATGGAAAAAGTTGATGACATAGCTGCAAAGTGATTTTTGAGTTATAACTTAGCCTGCCACTTCGCCCCAACGTGATGCCCAATTGCTTTATACCTTGCTGCTTCAAATAAGTAAGACCTTCTGTAATTGATTGTTCTCGATCAATAAAGACACAGCTTGCCTGTTTTCCCTTGATTTCTTCACAAAAAACTAGAGGTCCATATTTTTGATATGCCAATAAATCATCTAGTGTATTGGCACGAGACGTAATGATCAATCCATCGAAAGCTTTAGCTGCAAATTCTTCAAGATACCTTCGCTCTTTTTCTTTCTGATAGCCCGTCGGTAAAAGTGTCACTTTGTAATCATAATCAAACGCTGCTTCAATGATCCCACTGATCAACTGATCAAAATACGGATGATTGGTATAAGGCAGAATCACTCCAATGCTTTTCGTTTTTCCATAACTTAACTGTCTGGCATTTGCATTAGGGATATAATCGACTTCTTTCATGACCGCAAGTATTTCTTTCCTTTTTTCCTCATCTACATATGGATGTCCATTGATTACACGTGAAATAGTAGAAACTGAATAACCTGTGAGCTTTGCGATATCTCGAATGTTTGCCACTGCTGCTTCGCCACCTATACAAAAAGATTTTCTTGTAAATAGTCTACCACAGCTGGACCGCATTCAAAAAACTGATACATTTTTCCTTCATGCGAAAAACTGATCCGCTGCCCGCCCCAATATATATCTTTTGTCAAATTTTCGATTTCATTCATTGGTATTTCTTTTACTATATTCCTATTCAACCCTTGAAAACTGTACAACGTTAATACGGATCCCTTGAACTCGACAAACGCATAAAAATAATTGTTCGTTGTGCCATCTGTTATCTCTACATAAGTATTCATTGCAAGCCCTCCTTTTGATACTTTGAGTATAGTGTATGAAACGCGTCTCATAGCAAGGAGTTTGTTTTGCCAAAGAAAAGTTTTATTCCTCTTTCATTATTACCAAAGTCTCTTATTTTAAATTGAATACATTATAATGATACTGTAAATATATCTTTATTATTAGTGAATGGATATTTAGTCAAGTCCATAATCCTGTGTAAAATACTATACAATGTTTTACCGGTCTCTCATTGATCAAACTTAATATATTTTCTTGTAGAACTGAGCCATTCGTCATGAAGGTCCATAAGGACAGCTCCAATTAATCGATTGGCAGACGTTCGGTTGGGAAAAATCCGAATAATCTTTTCTCTTCTGCGGACTTCCTGGTTCAGTCGTTCAAGAAGGTTGGTGCTTTTTAGCCGATTATGACTATTTCCGATAACCGTGTATTGAAAGGCATCTTCGAAGCCATTATCCAATATTTCGCAGGCTTTTGTATATTTAGGCTGGTCGATATATTCACCGACTAAGGCATTCTTAGCTGTTCGAGCGAGTTCAATATCCGTAAACTTAAAGATCGCTTTTACTGCTTCTCTAAACGGTTTTGAATTCTTTTTTGGAATGGAACTGAAGATGTTTCTTAAAAAATGGACCTGGCATCTCTGCCAACTTGCGTTGGTAAATGACTTACGAATCGCAGACACTAGGCCTTTATGGGCATCAGAAATGATGAGTTCTGTCCCCTTTAGGCCGCGTTCTTTTAAGTATTCAAAGAAGATGGACCATGTGTCATCACTTTCTTCATTTTGAATCATGAAGCCAATGATTTCACGGTCGCCACCTTCTGTTATCCCGATCGCAATATGGCAGCTTTTAGAAAGCACTCGATGGTCCTCACGGACTTTTATGTAGAGAACATCAGTCATCAGATAAGGATAATTCGTACCTGAGAGTGAACGGTTCTGCCATTCGTTGACCATCGGGTCTAACTGCTCAGTCAGGCTAGAAACAAAAGATTTCGATACAGATTTTCCACATAGCTCTTCAACAATCTTTGAAACTTTACGTGTCGAAACGCCCGAAACATACATCTCAAGCATTGAAGCGAGCAGTGCCTTTTCATTTCGCTGATAACGCTCAAACACCGTCGGTGAAAATTCACCATCACGTGTTCTAGGCACTTTTAATTCGAGTGTACCCACACGAGTCGTAAAGTCTCGCTCATAATAGCCATTTCTTTGACTCTGACGACTTTCTGAACGTTCATAGTCATCGGCTTGAATATATTCTGTTCGTTGATTTTCCATCAATTGGTTGAAAACAGTGGTTAAAATATTTTTAGAAACATCATCTTTTACCGAATGTTCAATAATACTTTGAACCTCTTCGTTGTTCAGTGTAAAATGTACTTGGGTCATGTAACGTCCTCCTGGGTATGTTTTTGTGGTTAAAAACATTGTACCGTAAAAGGGCTGTTACATGGCCTTTTATCTTTTACACAATTATATGGACTTTATCACTTTTAATAGATAAAATATTATAACTATTAAAAATAACTATTTTCATTATAATTACACACAAAAAAGAGCGTGAGACAAAAGTAAAGAACACTGGCTCTATAATTTATGGGACTGATGAATCAGAATTGATTCTTCAGCCCCATTTTCATTTTAGGTATTAAAAAACATATCGTTCTCTAGTATGATTAAATCACCACAAAATAAACAACTGAGAGGACGATACGCTATATGAATGATTCTATCAAAAAAATGCTGAGAATAACAGAGAAAGATTTGATGATTACAGAGGTCTCTTACGAGACCCTTCAGAAGAAAAAGACGTTGGTCGTCGATGCTGTTCTCTCGCCTACTCCTCGTGCTTGTAGAAGTTGTGGTTCTACTGTGGTAGATGGAAACGGGAAAGCAATTATAGTGAAAAATGGAAAAAAGGAAACGATTGTCCGTTTTGAACAATACAATCATATGCCTTTGGTTATGCGCCTAAAAAAGCAACGCTATACCTGTAAAAACTGTCGCACCCATTGGACGGCTCAAAGTTATTTTGTCCAACCCAGACATTCAATCGCAAATCATGTTAGATATAAAATTGCTTCTTTACTGACTGAAAAAGTATCTTTATCTTTTATTGCGAAAAGCTGTCAGGTATCTTTGACCACCGTTATTCGTACATTGAAAGAGTTTAAAAGCTATTTACCAAAGCAATCTAAGAAGATCCTCCCCAGAGTATTGATGGTTGACGAATTTCGTTCGCATGCTTCCATAGAAGATAAGATGAGCTTTATTTGCGCGGATGGCGAAACAGGAAAATTAATAGATGTTTTGCCTACGCGTAAATTACCTCGATTAACAAGCTATTTCTTAGGTTGTACCAATCCAGAAGAAGTAGAATTCTTGGTGACAGACATGAACGCCGCCTACTTCCAGCTCACCAAACGTGTTCTGCCAAATGCGAAAGTCGTGATTGATCGGTTTCATATTGTCAAACACATGAATCAAGCGTTCAATGAGTTGCGTATCCGTGAAATGAATGAACTTCGTAAAGCCGGACAGAAAAGCCAGGCAGAAAAACTGAAAAAGAACTGGCGCTTTTTGCTAAAAAATCGTGCAAACATCAACCATTATGAATACAAAACATGGAAAAGTTTCCGAGCACCAAAATACCCATTTCTTACTGAAGCAATGATGATTGATCGATTGCTTGAGTTTTCTCCGCCCCTAAAGGAGGCGTATCCCTTTTTTCATGAATTAGTTGAAGCCTTTCGAGACAAAGACCCTGACTTATTTTTCTCCTTATTGGCAGAACTTCCCGAAACGTTAGATGACAGCTTTCGGGAAAAGCTTCAAAACCTTCTGACCTATGAAGAAGGCATCACCAACGCAATGATCTATCCTTATTCCAATGGAAAAATAGAAGCGAAGAATACCCACATAAAGACAATGAAACGAGTATCCTACGGATTTAAATCATTTGAGAACATGAGAATTAGAATCTTTTTGATCAATCAATTAATCAATGTAAGATAACAAAAAATCTGAGCCAGAATGTGGTTCATTCTGACTCAGATTTGATTTTGCACAACTCATCAGTCCTTATTGACAAAGAGCCAGAACACTTTTGTCTCACGCTCTAAACACGTATAAACAGCGGAAGCAGAAGCAACTCCTTCGGAAATAAGCTGAAATTCACAAAAATTTGAAAAGCAATTTCCGTGAATTTCTTCTTATTTCTTGGAGTTAAACGCTTCTGTTCCAGCCTCTTTTTATCTGTCTTTCACTAATGATCAGTTGTAGATAAGCAAGTTGCTTTTTCTTACATCATACCGCCCATCAAGACAAACGTTTTTAGCTTGTACGTACTGGACAAAAATCCCATTATATCAAGAAAAAACAACGTTGATAATACTTAAAATTATTAGGCTAGAACGGACTAGTAAGAGTTTTTTGCCCCTTTTTTGCCCCTCAAATATCGCTTTACAGTCAGAACATAAGTTCGTATAATCGTTTTGAGGTGATTTTTATGATGGAAGAATTTATTAGAAAAAATATCAGTGATGAATATGCAGATTTTTATGAACAAAGCAACGAAAAAGATAAATTCCAGATGGATGTTTCAATTTTAGCTATATTAGCTTTTTCCGAAAATAAACAACCTGTAACTGCAAAAAAAGAAACGGTATTCTCTGAAGGCAAAATAAAAACTCGATATATATTAGAGGTAGAAACTAAGTTTAAAAACTGATTGGAGTAATGGTTATGCTTTTTAATGAGACACAATTATGGTTTAAATTCGATCCTTCAAATAGATTTATCAAAGACTTTTATAAAGTATGGAATTCAGAAGTTTTCTTTTTAGCAATCGAAGATAGCTTATTAATCAATCTCTACTATTCTAATAAGAACTATTTCAAAATTCCTGCTGCGAAAACTAGAATGAAGAAGGGTGTATACTTTTTGTTTGATATCGTGACTGACGTGCCGGACGCACGTAGCGATCATCGGCGTTATGACTATATAAAGTATACTTTCGTTGATCCAGAAAGATACAAAGATTAAATAAAAAAATAACAAACAAACTCGCTTGAAATTCATGGCTCTATAATTTCTAGGACTGATAGAAAATCATTCTATCGGTCCCTTTTGAGCATGAAAAAACAAAACATACAGAAGCTCCGTTAGAATTGAATCACCACAACACAATCAAAGGAGCGTTCTGTATGCCTGATCTTCATCATATCAAACTACTACTTGGAATCAAAGATAAAAACATTTTCATCACAAATGTGGAATCGAAGAGCATTAAGAATATCAAGAGTCTTGTTGTTTCTGCGACGTTAAGTAAAGAAATTCGTCGCTGTCCTTTGTGTAAACAGATGAATCATGAAGGCATGATCGTTAAGAACGGAAAGAAAAAATCGCTCATTCAACTTAATAAATGTGCGAACCAACTGACTTATCTTGCTTTAGCGAAACAACGCTACCACTGTCGTGGCTGCCACACCTATTTTACGGCGAATACCTACATTGTCGATAGAAACTGCTTTATCGCTAAACAAGTGCGCTATAAAATTTTAGAAGAGCTAACTGAAAAACAAGCAATGACGACAATTGCTAAGCATTGCGGCGTTTCTTGGTCGACCGTTTCTCGGACACTCGCTTCTCTGATCCCCATGACAAAAGTAAAAAGAAATTGGTTACCGCGTTGTTTATTAATGGATGAATTTCGTTCACTGAAAAATCAAGTCGGTCCCTACTCCTTTTCTTGTATGGATGGCGATACTGGAAAATTACTGGATATTCTTCCTTCACGGAAGAAAAAGGCTCTCGTTTCTTATTTTATGCAATTTGAACGACGCGCACGATTGAAGGTAAAGGTCATCGTGACGGACATGAATGTTTCTTATGCCTCTCTGATAAAGGAATGTTTTCCAAAGGCAAAACTCGTTGTGGATCGTTTTCACATTGTCAAACATCTCATTCGTAAATTTGAGGATATTCGCGTACGAATCATGAAAAGCTTTGATCGAAACGATCCAACACAAGCCAAATATTATCGACAATTAAAGGCGTTGTCTCGGCTTCTGATCAAACGACAGGACAAGCTTGTTTATGACAAATGGACCAAATGGCGCAATTTTGGTTGGGCGTATCTCACCGAAAGTGAAGTGGTGGATCGTCTGCTTTCGATCTCTGACGAATTACGAATCGCCTATTTTTACTATCAAGAAATTCTTCAAGCGTTTCACGACAAAGAGGCGGACACTTTCTTTAAACTTGTAAGAACGATGCCCAATTCCGTTCCAAAAGAACTGCATTCTATAAAAAAAGCTTTTATAAACTATGAATCCGGCATTCGTTTAGCCCTCGAATTGCCTTATTCAAATGCCAAAATAGAAAATCTGCATACCCACATCAAAGCATTGAAACGAGTCGCTTATGGCTTTCGAAGCTTTCGGAAAATGAAGACCAGAATTTTCTTACTAAATAATCTGATTACCTATGAATCAAAAAACATCTAAAGTAGAAAAGGAATTCTACCTTAGATGTTCTTATCTCACTCTATCAGTCCTATTTGACAAAGAGCCAAATTCATTAGGTGAGTTTGTTTATTATTTTTTCTGCTTCTCGATTCATCAGCGCCATATCTGTTTTCGTAATGGTTTCATTAGGAATATAGTCAGCACATTTTCTTTTCTCTAACATTCTATACCCACTATTATGTATTCCTAAGGTATTCAATTCCTTAACTGTTGAAAACAAATTCCAAACGGTTTGGTGGCTTCCTTTTCCGCTACTTCCATTATAAATAATATCATAATTTTCTTTCAAATACTCATCAGATTTTTTAAAAGCACTGTAGTATGCTCTTGAAACAGCAGTTCTTCTATAAGATTCTTTAGAATTATATTTATCATCTGATTCAATTTGTTTGGAAATAGATAAATATTCATTAAAGTCAAACATTTTATTCCCCCAAAGTTGCTACTACAGATTTCCCCATATATTTATAGTCAGATAATACATTATCGAGAGTATCCAAAACATCGTAATCTGAGGAAAACAATTCAGATGTTGTTTTGATAACAAAGAAATACAAGTTTAAATCTTCATCATATTTTATATTGATTTCAGCTTTTCTTTTTAAAACCGTATTTATCACATCAAAAATTTTGCCATCATTACTTGAAATTGTGTTAATCTCATTTTTTGTAGTAATTACAAGTTGATTATCATTTTTAGTTTTCGGAGTAGAACTTGCATCCACAACAACTGGAGATGCTAGAATTACCGATGCGCAAGCAAAAATCGCAGCAAAATTTATTAAGCTACCACTCCGATGTGTATTTGATGGTACTATATCAAGCATCCGTATCGTCTCCTTAATTTTTTTCCACTGGTTTGTTGACCTTGATATCAAAGATTTGCCTTCCAATCTCAGTTCCATTAAATTTAACAACAGCATAATGCTCTCCTGCTTCTTCAACCAAGACATTTCTGGCGTTTATATTAAAGTTTATATCGTTAACTTGAGGAGGCAAGCTTACCGATACTTCACCCGTAGAAAAAATTTGTTTTTCATTCTTGTTTAAAACTTCAATTTCTACTATTTTTATCTTTTCTGTATCCTCTATCTCAGACACCACAGCTGTTACAGAAAATGATAAAGCAGTAGGAATTAAAGGCGCATTAATAGAAAGAGCTGGATTAATTACTTTATTAATAACATTAGTGCCAAATTGCTGACTTTCTACATCTTCTGAAATTATTAATTGTACTCTATAAGACATTGATTTCTCCTAATTTTTACATTTATTTAATAAATTTATGTTTCACTTTTGCTAGTCAATTTAGTTTAACAATAGTAACAAAGCTTTGTCAACGGAAATATTAGCTAATTTTGTAAGCATATTTATAAGTATATTTGTAAGCATATCTGACATTTAATCAGTAGTAAAAGTGCCTCTATATAAGGAACAAACTGTTTTTTTACTATCTAAATTCGTATACAGTTTTACTAACAAATTAGCTAACAATATTAGCAACTATATCAACAACTATATGTACTTCCCCTCAAAAATGATGTGCACCCCAAAAGTTAGACTAGAAATCTAATTAAAAGGGGTGCTTTTTTTGCGGAAATATACATTTGTTTTTAAGAAAAAAGTAGTTTCAGACTATTTAAATAACGAAGGCGGCTACAAATATCTTGCACATAAATATCAAATAAATCGTACACTGGTTAGACATTGGGTAAGGATTTATAACTATCATGGTTGGGAAGGCTTGGTTGGAGGTGGCAAAAGCTACACTACAAAATTTAAACTTGATGTTATAGAATATATGGAAACAAATGGTCTTTCTATCCAAGAAACTGCTAAAAAATTTAATATCGGTTCAAATAGAACTCTAAGTAAATGGATAGAGCAATATGAAGAAGGCGGTGCTTCTTCACTTGAGAGCCAAAAAAGGGGCAGAAAAATTAGTATGAATTCCAAGCTAAACATTCCTAAAAAACTTAAAGATGAGTCTCTTGAAGAAGAAGTTATTCGTTTAAGAGCAGAGAACGCATATTTAAAAAAGTGGAATGGCAACACTTTTTTTGACAAAAATTATAAGGTGTTGTGAATGCTGCGGTGTTATGGCTACGATTGCCCTTGACAATGAGCATCCTCGGATCTGATTTTCTCCGGCAGAAGCACAATCATTCAATTACGCTGCCTCTCCAGAGGTATCAGATCCGCGCTCATTATCAAGGATTCGCTTCGCCAATCTCTGTTGTCGAATTTGGATCGGTGTTTCATACGCCAACGTGCCATGTAAGCGTAGATAGTTCCACCAATGCACATAATCAAACAATTCTAGACGTAGCTGTGCCAGTGTCTCAAATTGGTATTGATGCACGAATTCTACTTTGACAGATTTATAGGTTGATTCCACAACGGCATTATCATACGGACAACCCTTCCTACTCAATGAACGAGTAATTCCAAAACCATTCAGAATCTCATGAATGGTTTGGTTATCAAATTCCTTTCCCCGGTCTGTATGAAAAAGCTTGACGTCTGTTAAAGAATACGGTATCCGTCCAAAGGCTTCTTTTACCAATGAGGCATCTTTCTTCTCACCACAGGAATAACCAATAATTTCTCGATTAAACAAATCAAGTATTAAGCAGATATAATGCCACTTTTTCCCCACGCGAACATAAGTAAGATCCGTAACGATGGCTTCCAATGGCTGTTCTTGTGTAAAGGTCCGATCTAATACATTCGCTGTTTTCGCTTCATTACAAGCTGTTCGTTGCCCTTTAAAATGAGCGATCGTATAGGTAGATGTCAATCCGCGGCGTTTCATGATTCGACCGATTCGGCGCCGACTGAGTTGAAGCCCACGCTTTGCTAAACACTTCTTCAATTTTCGGGTACCGTAAGCCTTTCGGTTTCGAATAAACTCTTCCTGAACGATCTCTTCTAAGTCGGACTCATTTTCGATCGGTTTCGCTTGATAATAGTAGGTTTGACGAGAAATATTTAGAATTTTGCACATCGCTGATATGGAATATTTATGCTTGTTGGCATCAATTACTTGTCTTTTCGTCCGAATATCAGCGCCGCTTGCTTTAAAATATCATTCTCCATTTCGAGTTGCTTATTTTTCTTTCTTAGTGCGATCAATTCTGCTTGTTCTGGTGTTAAGTTGTCTCTTTCTTTGAATGAGCCCGTTGATTGTGCTTGCTTCATCCATTTATCGAAAGAAGAAGGCGTAAGCTCATACTCTCGAATAATTTCTGCGCGAGGCTTACCAGCGAGATAGAGATCGACGATTTGTTGTTTGAATTCTTTTGAATAGGTTCTTCGTTGACGTCTTGACATGAAAAATCCTCCAGTGTGTTTTTTATTATTCTACACACCTTATTTTTTCTGTCTAGTCTAGTGTAGCCGATTCATGACTGACGTGCCGGACGCACGTAGCGATCATCGGCGTTATGACTATATAAAGTATACTTTCGTTGATCCAGAAAGGTATAAAGATTAAAGTAGGCTACCTAAAAAGGTAGCCCGGAACGAATTTTATCACCATACTTGTGAAAGGAGATATTTTTTAAGTTAGTATTAAGATTGTGTAATATGATGATATCTATATTTTATAGTATCAGTGCTATAAAATCAAAAATAAGTCACTAATTAACTACCACTCCAATTGTAAGCCTTTTTTCTCACTTTTTTTCAAAAATATGGTATGCTTTTTAATGGCTTCAAATATAAAAGAGTTTAAAGCGTAACACACTTATGGGGAAGTGGTTTGGGGTGCGCTTTAAACTCTTCTTTATTATTATCTCACAATTTAACCCAAATGTCTTTCTATTTAAAAATCAAAGTAAAACTTTTCAAATATACAGAAGTATAACTATGTGAAACATCCTTTCATTAATCCATAAAAGGATACATAAAAAAGCCACTCATTTGAGTGGCAATGAAGAAAAGCTTTAGCTTGTATAATACTCTTCAAAAAAATTCTAACACAGAACGATTCAAATGGCTACGTTAATGTACCCTGTAGGACTCGAACCTACGACCGGACGGTTATGAGCCGTCTGCTCTGACCAACTGAGCTAAGGGTACTGGTTGTTGCCACATAAAGCCATAAACAATCAACCAGTAGAATGTGTGGCAACAAACCTGTTATCGCATAGCTTGGAGTGTGACTATTTATGGGTGATAGTGAAGATATGCGATAACATCACTATTTTATCGAATAATTTTTATAGTTGTCAATATAGTTATGTACTGCTCCTCAACGAGGAGCTATTTTTATCGTTTAGGAATATTTAAATACCAACGTTTGTCATGGAAATCTTGCGCACCGCCTTTAGTGTTTCCCTCTGGATCATTCGTTGCCCGCATCATTACATAGACTTTCTTACTAGGAAAATTACGCATATTGAAAGATACATGATAACCAACATTTCCAGAAGTATTATAAGCTTGGTTTACATCTGGTCTATAAATTCCATCAGCTCTTACTCGAGCTAATTCTTTCCCAGTATTGTAGTCCATAATGAAAATATACTCGTATTTATAGTTAGCAATGTGCCATCCAGCCACATGCAAGTTTGCGTTTTCGATTTCCCCAAACTGATCAATGTGGGCGTGATTTGTTCCATCTGTCAGCGTAGGATTAGCTGCACCAGCTCGTGTTGGATCAATGACAGGCTTGTTTTCAGAAGTTGTTGGATTTTCATCGGTAAATCCATGAGCTAAATCATAAGCAAGCTTTTCTTTGCTAACTCCCATTTGCGATAAGTAACCATATGGATCTGTGTGGTTCCCCCAAACATAATTTGTCACCCACAAATGAGAAATGATTCCTTTTGTAAATAAAGAAGTTCCTTGATCAAGAGTCAATGGAATTCCATATTTTTTTGCACTATCTCTTGTATATTCAATATAAGCTCGATAGTTTTTTTCAAACAATGCTTTATCATATGTGCGCTGTAATTCAATCTGTACAGGCGCATAAGGATTAGCGTTACCAGCTCCCCACGAAACATATCCTTGCTCACCCACACGGTAAACAATCCCACCGTCACCAATAACATCTGTAGTATAAGAATTGCTTCCGTTATAATTATTTTTCATGTTGGCGGCTACGTTTCTTGCTGGTGCATCTATTCCAGTTTCGTGCAAAATAATTTTGTTAGGAATTGCTAATCTGGAGTCTCCTTGATTCGGCGCTAAATTATACTCGTCATTAATAGTATAAGCAAACGTATTAATGGGTAATAAAAAAAGAGCCGTTAACAGGCTCATCGCAGTAATAGTAATTTTCTTTTTCATTTGTTTCCTCCTTCTTCGCTTTCAGCCGAGAACATTTTGTAGGTTCGATTTGATACACCCAACACACTCCCTAAAAACGCGCCAAAACCAGTAATGATGACAACACAGATATCTGTGTACTGCCAATTGAGCGCTTTACCAACTAACCCCACGAAAGTAGCTAGTGCGGGAATAATTACCAGTGCGAACCATTTTAGTACTTCGAACGTTTTATTATTCATTTTCTTCTCTCCCTAAATAAAGTTTTAATTTGTTGCGTGTGTTCTACCAATTTTTCTGCATGTGTATCTAATCTTTCATCGTGTTTCTTTAGTTCTTCATGAATCATCAATCGATCTGATTTGCTCGATTCTAAATCTTTAGTCAGCAAATCTAAATTGTGACTTACTTTTGAAAGAGTCTCAGTAATCTTCGAGAAAGATGCAGTAATTGGTTTTATTACTAATAAAATCAAAGAAACGATAGCGGTTATTGATCCTGCTATCGCTCCCCATTCCCCTAAATTAATCATGTGACAACTCCTTGAATCAAAATAAAAAGCACATCAATTAAGATGCGCTCTCTTCTTTGCTAATGATTTTATCTGCTTTTTCTTCAGTAATGCACAACGGAACGAAAACCATTACTTGTTCGTTAGTGAAACAGCCCCAATCATACATCATTTTCACATCGCTAAAACTAAACATACTACTCACCTCCCTTTGAAGCTGGATTTAGTTGCTCTTTAATTTCTGAAATGTCTTTGCTATTTTGTAACGAAGCAAGCATCATTTTTGAATTGATTTGTGCTAAACTATCCGCTTTTTCTTTCAATGCAGTATTTTCCTGTTTAATTGCTACATCGCTTAGCATGAGTTTGGCATTGATCTGTTTTAAATCGCCGTTCTCATTTTCTAACGACTCATACATTGCTTTGAGATTGTTTAAATCGTTGTGATCTAGTGCGTTCGCTAAAATAATCCATTGATTCAATTTAGGATCAAACATTTGATCAGCGATTGTTAACGGTTCGCCATCAGCACGAATTCCTTCAAGCGGTGGCTGATCTGTGTAAGGAACGGATACAAGCATGTCGTCCAATACTTTTCCTGCGTACTCTCCGCCAGTACGTCCATATTTCCAAATGTTTTTCATTTATTTCCCTCCCAGTAATTGAATTTCGGTTTCCAATTTGGAATCGGTGGTTCGACTTCTGTGCATTCTTCCGGTAAATGTTCTTCATCATTCACAATGATTTGCTCGAATCCGTAAGGTTCAATTGGTCTATATGCTGCCTTCATATCGATTCACGCTTTTCTAAATCGTGTAAGTAATTGCAAAGGTATAATCCGATCCATAACTTGAGTTTCTTCGCCATTTAATGGCTCCATCTGCACCAATAGATAACTGAGCACTGTTCAAAGTAGAACGGTCTATCGAGCCAACCAGTTGCTCAAAACTAATTGGTGGCCGATAGCCTTCTGGAATTGTTAGTATCGTTGAATCATTTCCACCACTGCTTCTTCCGTTTAAAGCCACAAAATATATAGAAACTGTTTTTCCTTCACGATAAAGCTTTGCTGATCCGGTATTCCCGTTTGTAACTGTTAATGTGGTAGTAGCTGTATCATTAATGCGTTCATCGATCTTATTGTCTAATTCATCTATAGCAGTCGCATTAGCATTCGCTTTTGTTTGAGCATCCTTAGCTGTGGTGTCTACTTCATTAATTGAAGCAGTCAACTGCGAATTAATCTCCGATACTTTCCCATCGGTATAATTGTTTGCTTTACCAGTAATTTCAGAAATTTTAATATCTGTGGCCAGATTGTCTTCGACATATTCTGGTGCTAGATCCCAGACGTAATCTTTTGGATTGTTTGAGTCTCGCATGCCGATTCCTCGGTATTTATATTGCTCAATATTCGGGGTTCGTGTGTCGCCTTCCTCTAGTTTTAACCATTTAATTGTACAGTTTCCTAAACTTGTGCTTGGTACCTGACAAATCTGAACTTGTGGGCTGGTAGGGTGTGGGTCAGCTGCTGCTGTAAATGTTCCAGACCAAACATCAGTTAACCCTTCTACTGGTTGTAAGTCACCAACCTCCCATGCATCTCCTGTTGCTCGTGTGAAAAATGGTCTAAAAACCTGTGTTGCTGGCTTAGTTCCTTCAAGTGTGATGGTATACTTCTTACCTTTTACCATTGGTTTAATGTTATAGGTGTTAATAAGATAGTTACTATTAGTAACTGGTTGTTGTGATTCTGGTTTAATTAGATTCTCACCCAAAGCCACCTTACTCAAATAATACGGTGCATCAAGTAGATTAGGCTGGTACGGTGTGGCTGTTGAGCCTTCTTCGATTTTGATGTCGTACAACTTAAATCCGCCATTTATTTTATCCCTGTCAACAAAGCTAATACTCATATAAAATCGATCTAAATTTGTGATTTGATAATTAACGTTAGCTGTACCTTTGATTGTTATTTCTTTCCCTACATCATCTGTTGTAATATTTGTACTATTTGCTTCCAATAATATCTTTTCTCCTGGTGATGTACGATACACCAAACGTAATTTATCAATAGCTCCTGTAGTTCCTTCATCAAATCGAACTTTCGCACTCAGAGTATAGGTTTTCCCACTAGCAAGCTGAGGTGTATTAATACGCGTAAACATAATAATGCTTCCTGTACCATCAGAAGTAAAATGTAGCTTTTCGTTATCCGAAGTTAGTGACCCGTGGTAACCAACGTTAAAATCGCTCGATTTTAGTTTGGACATTAAATTCGGCTTACCGCTATAATCATATCCCCCGAAGTCGATGCTGTTACTGTACATCACCTGCAAGTTACCTAATTTAGAAATTTCTTCTTTCAGAGCGTCTAACTTGTCTTGTAGTGTTTTAGCTTGACCAGTTAAATCAGTAATCTGTTTATTTAAGCTGTCCACTCTACCTTCGATTTCAGCCATAAAAGCATCAAAAGTTTCGTTATACTTTTGAATCAACTCTTCCAATTGCGAAACGTATTCATCGGCTTGGCCTTGCGAAATGTCAGACACTCCTAGTGAGAAAAAAATGATATCTTGCGTTGTTAAAATTTGATTGTCTTTTCTATATTCTACGTAGCAGTGTTTATAATATCCTGCTTCACTCATAAATGTGCCATCAAGAGAAAACGTGACTTCTTCACTAGTTACACTAGTTGCCACACTATCTACGTAACGGTTAGATGGCGTTGTTCCTTTTAAAGTAAATGTTCCGCCACTCGTATCCATCTGCAAGCCATTTAAAAATGGTTTAACAGTCACTGTAATCCCTTTATCACCTTGACGAGCCATAATAGCTTTGGTGTAGTTTAATTCTTTGCTGAAATCTAGAGCCAAATTATATAAACTGCTAGCCATTTATATACCTCCTTGTCTTCGTTTTAAAAACGTTTTTGGTCAAGCACTGTGCTATCATATGCTGTATCCTCTTTTAATCTAATATCTTCATACCCTAGACGGTGTGCCACTAAATTCCATCTAACTAATACGTTTGGCTTACTAGTTTCAATGATGAAATGGTCAATATCTTCATGAGTAACAGCACACAAAACTAGTTCTGTAGGTGTCACATGTGTCATATATCGACTTAGATTTACTGTCTCAGCAAACATGGGGTCAATATCAACACGAACTTTACCATCATCACCTGTAACGGCTTCCCCATAATCAGCGAAATAATATTCTGGAGTTTCATAAGCGTTTAATAGTCGTTGTCCATAATGTTCTGTTGGTACGGTTGAGTTTTTAGTACCTCTAACAGTAAAATCTTTATATACTTGTACCGTTGATTGTTCAAACCTAGCAAGTTTCCCATCTTCCCATGAACCAAAAAAACAACCTGGCAACGTTAGCATACCATCACTAGTAAATTTCATAGTCCTACCAGCTACCTTAAATTCCCATGAGTTACCCGCACTACCATTAATGCTTAAAGAACTACCGTCGCCAGAAGTTACATAACTAGCATTGCTATACCTGAAATTGGGCGCACCAAAAGATAGAAACGGTCTGTTATTACCATTATCCCACGTACTAAAAACCAAGTTACCCTGTGGATTTCTAATCATGAAACCACCACCAGTTTTCATGGTGTATGATACAATACCGGCATCAGCACTTACATAATCACGTGCTTCTAGCTCCATAATATCTTTGTTAACTTTTTTTGAGTACCAAGTCATTTTGCCATTAGCAATACTTGTTCTATAATCAGTGCCATCACTAATTAATGTAGTACCTCTAATAGTAATTCCTACTATTTCACCAGCCGTAATAAACGAGGCATTGAATCCGCCATCTAATGTCCATGCGGTTTCATATGTTCCATTAATGCCAGTTTTAGAAAAACCAATACCAGCATTGTTGATTTGTAAAACATTCCTTGCGGTATTCTTATCTGGTGTGTCCATAATCAAAATACGACTAGGCGCTTCTTTAGGATCTAATAAAACATAACCACCATTTTGACCAGTAATCATATCAGTTTGATGATCTACAATATCATTGATTAAATCACTGATTTCGCCACCATTTTTCAATTGATCAATGGCATCATTAATCAAATTGCTTACATTATTCTCTGTGTTTTCTAAGAAGTTTGTTTTGACGTTTCCTACAACTAATTTATCGTATGAATTGGTTAGAACATTAAACGTATATTCCACAATTCTCGCTGACATATTCACTTTTAACTGTGGATGATACACATCTACTCCGTCACCCATCGAAACTTTTTCTAGATCAACAAATTTTTCATAGCCTCTTTGATGCCTCAATGGTACTAATTCAATCGAACCACTCACTTGTGGTTTTTGTTTATCTATGTTTGTTTTCAACCAGTCTTTAGCAGCTTCCCTTAATGTGGCTACATCAGTCGCTTTGTCTTTAAAATCAACAAAAGAAACATATCCAGCAGGATAATCATCCACGTAATCCGTGAAAATGACTTCTTCTGGTAGAGTGATCTCGTCTTCTCCTTCTGAAGAACTGCTAATGAATGGATAAACTCCAACTAAAACGCTTTGAGCATCTATCTCTAAGTCAAGACCAGTTAAATTTTTAGTATAAATCGCTTTGATTTTATGATCCGTACCTAGCCTTTTTTCATGATGTAATGTGTTATTATCTTTAAGAAATTCCCCATGAAATCGATCTAGAATAGATCCCTCTTTTCCACCAAAGAATTCTAAAAAATTCGCTTTTTCTATCTTCACATTAGCAAGCGTATCTACTAATGACGAGAAAGAAAACTGCGAAGGGATAGCTGGTTTCGCTAAAGCTTTTGCGTTTTGCCATGCCTGAGTAGCAGTGATTTTTTCTGTTCCGCTGTCATATTTATTCAACACCGATTTTCTTATATCATTGAAAATAGGTTCAGCTTTTACTTCTATCGTATTGCCTATTACAGAAGTTTTTGCATAATAAATCCGTAGACGCTGTTTTGCTCGATTTTCATCTACATAACACTGAATAATACGTCCTTCTACAATCAAATCTGCATTAGTTCCGCTTATTGGATAAGTACCCTGAAATATCTCGGCTCCGTTTAGTTTATTGCTAACAGTAGCTGTTAACCAGTCTGACAAAGCGCCTAAACCTTGCGTATCATATAAATGTTCAGCTAAATTATTCGCGTCATTTTTATCGTAAATAGTTATTAAATTATCGATCATCTATTTCACCTACCTTAACCCGTTACGATAAATTTGTATTTTGCTCAAACCAGTGCAATTAAAATGATTGATATCCACTTGCAATGTCGGATATTGCATGGTCTTCATTTTGTTGGACCGATCTAAAATATCTCCGTCCGATTGCTCTTCGTAGCAAAGCATCAAATCACTATCAATGACTACATCAGTTCCTGCTACTAAGCCTTCGAAACTAAACACATAATCATTTAAGATGAACTGGCATGAAGTAGCTGAAGGAGTGATGATAATCTTTGGAAAACTTTCTTCTAAACTATTATTCAGCAAGTTAAATGACTGTGGTTTATCTACGGTTATAGGTACATCTTCTTGAACTCTTGCGAATGGTTTCGCAGTAATATTTACATCGAACTCTCCCCATTCAACAATATCGTTTTCTGCATCCCCAATATCGATAGTCTGGATAACGTAATAGACGTTGGGATCGTCAGAGAATTCTAATTTCTTTGCATAGTTTAACCAATGACGCATGATATAAAACGATTGCTTGAACGCTTGATGGTCTTCCACATCCTCTAAATAGTTATAGTGCAATGTAAACGACATGTCTTCAAACGAGTAATCTTGCACTAAGCCACCTAACCTTCCTAAAACAGAAGTTTCAACTCTCTGTCTTTTTGGAGAAGGTATGGTTGGTCTTTCAGCTAAAGCCAATTTATGCAAATAATCAGGAAATCCATCGATTATAGAATGTATACAATCAGTCATTTTTTCACATCCTTTTTAATACTAAAAAAACAGGAGAAATACTCTCCTGTTTAACGCCATGCCGAAGCATTATCATTTTGAACTTTTGTAATGCTATCAATGATTTGTTGAGTTGTTTGCTTCATAGTGACTTCATCTGCGTTACCATCAATTGTGAAATTGAATTCGTAATTGTTCACAGGTTGAACCGCTTGTGTCCTAGATGAAACTGAGGTGCTACTCAAGATACGATCACCAATTTCTTGCAGCACAGATCTTTTCAAAGGTAAAACTGCTTCAGGTCCTGATTCACCTACACCGATAATATTTGGAGAATTAAACACACTACCTTTCGCATACCAATCAACACCCAATGTTGGGATTTTCCCCTTCAATGGATTGAATTCTCCGCTCAATTTAAAATGTGGTAACGGAATATGTGGTATAGAAATATTCAAATTATCAAAGACACTACTGATTTTATCTCTAATCCAATCAATCGGAGCGCTAACAGTCTTTTTGATACCTTCCCATATATTAGCTATCGTGCTTTTAACATTATTGAATATGTCGGAAACAATACCTGTTAGATTGGACCAACCGCTTGAAATTGCATTTTTTCCATCGTTTACTTTAGAGCTAATAGTGCTTGTAATTCCATTCCAAAGATTCAAAGCAGTGTTTTTGATACCGTTCCAAATTCCGCTGATCCACGAAGATATACTATTCCAAACACTTTGAATGGCACTTTTAGCTGCGTTTATAGCATTGCTTATACTACTAGTCACGCTACTCCAGATATTTGATGCTGTAGAGCTGATTGAATTCCAAATTCCACCTAACCAACTAGATACAGTTGACCAAATATTTTGAATTACTGTAGCAGCTGCTTGTACCAAGCTAGTGATTGTATTCTTGATACTATTCCAAATACTAGAAGCTGTTGCACTAATTGAGTTCCAAATATTTGAAGCCGTAGTACTAATAGATGTCCATATACCATTCCACCATGCCACTACTGGATCAAATATAGTATGGAATGTAGTTACAATTCCATTCCAAGCGATGCTTATCCATTGTGTCATAGTATCCCAAGTATTTTTAAGGAAATCAGAAATAGGTGTCCAAACAGCTTGCCAAGCTGCGCCTAATAACTGTCCAGCTACATCAAAGATACCCACGATAATATTAATACCAGCTTGAATCAATGACGTTATTAATGTCCATGGTATTTGAACAATTCCTACAATGTCTGCCCAAATAATCGACCATACTTCTTTGACTCCGTTCCAAATATTTGAAACCCAATCAACGAATGCTTGCCAAGTCTCTTGGACTCCTTGCCAGATGTTGGAAGCTCCTTCAACTAATCCGCTCCATAACTCTCCAAACCAATCAGAAACTCCTTGCCAAATTTCTTGAACCCAATCTACAAATCCAGACCAGGTTTCTTTGACTCCATCCCAAACTGATGAGGCACCTTCTTTTATGCTTTCCCAAGTACCACCCAACCAATCAGTGAATTTACTCCATATTCCCTTAAACCAGTCAGTAATTGCGCCCCAGTTTTTTATAATTGCTATAACTCCAGCAATAGCAGTAATAACTGCTCCTATTATTAATGTAGTAGGACCACCTAGAGCCATGAAGCCAACTATTATTGGCATTAATAAAGTAAATGCAGCAGTCAATCCGCCAATCGCTACGGCATAATCCTGTACTGGTTGTGGAAGATTATTAAACGCATCAGCCATCTTTCCTAGAAAATCAATTACTGGTTCGAGTGCATCTATGATTGTGTTGCCTATAGGAGCTAATGAATCCTTTAATTCAGCTATTTTTCCGTTTAATTCTTGTAACGGAGTAGTAGAATCTTCATTCATTTTTTGTGCAGATCCACTAACATCATCAAATGTATGGTTAACATCAGTCAAAGATTGGACAACTTTCATCGCGTTATCTTCGCCAAGTGCAGACCAAATTGTAGAAGCTTTATTTAATTGGTCGTATTGACCATCCATATTGCTAAAATCTTGAATCATGGAATTAATAACGTCTTTTTGTGTTCCTCCACCATTTTTCCACTCTTCAAAAGCTTTTCTAGTACTTTCACTAAACATATCCATGTTTTGCTCAAATCGACCATCTGTTAACGATATTCCCATTTCCTTAACTAAGTCATTGACTTTATCAAGGTTATAAGCACCCGCATCTAAACCATTTTGAAGCATTCCGAACGTTTCATCAGCTGAATATCCCATTTGACTCCATAATTGGCTATATTCTGCCATATTGTCGCCTAATTCGTGCGTTTTATCTAAACCGTTTTGAGTACCCGAAACCATTAAATCCATTGCATCTTGAGCGCTCAATCCGAAGTTGACCATTAAGCCATTTACACCACGTAACGTTTCATCCATATCAGCGCCCATGGTGTTTTCTAGGACCATAGCTTGTTCCGTAATATTTTGTAAATCTTGATTATTTAAATCGCCTAAATTACGCTTTACCAAAATCAATGCATCTGTGGACTGATCTAACGATTCTCCAAAACCTTTATAATAAATGTCTCTGGCTACATTCGTTAATTCTTCAGCCTCTTGTTTAGTCAAACCAAAATTAGCTTGTATTTTACTCTGGGAACTACCTACACTGTTAGCAGAGTCCACTGCTTGTTTCCCTAATTCTGTAAGCTTATCGCCAATGTCGCTTAAAACGTCAGAAGCTTCCATTAAATTATTCATATCTATTTTGCTTCCGATATCGTCCAAGTTAGTTGTATCTACATTTTTAGCAGCTTGTCCTAACTCTTCAAATTCACGTTCAGCATCATTAAGCTTCGCCTCCATCTGCATTGCTTCTGTGGATGTAGCGCCAAACTCAGACTGTGTAGCTTCTAACTGTCGTCTCAGGATATCTATCGTTTTCTCTGCATTTTCAGATTGTTGAGAAACATATTCTTGGGCTTTCGCTAATTTCTCGGATTCAGAAGCTGATTGACCAGCAGTTACTTGCCATTTTTTGTATTCGGATTCAATCAGAGAAGCACTAGCTTGAACATTTTTTTGTTCACTATCCAACTGTTGCATTGTAGACTCGTACGTCTGTATTTCGCCTTTTGCTTGAGCTAGTGTATTACTCGTTTTATCAATTTCGTTTGACAAACGTTGTTGCGCTGTTTGTTGGTTAATCAGTTCTCTCTCAAGTTTCTGAACTTCGGTGGAATTTTCTCCATAATATTTTTTGGCATTGGCTAAACGTTGGCTAGTTACTTCAACTTTTTGGCTTTGTAATTCATACTGCTTTTCTAAAGAAGATAATTTACTTCCTAACTTGTCTGATTCAGAACCAGTCTGTTGTAATTGAGCTTGTTCTAGTTTTAATTCTGCTCTATTTTTAGTTAATTCAGCACTGATTTCTTTTAACGTAGATTTCAATCCGTCATCGTTAGCTATGAAAGTTACTTCTGCTTCTGTTCTCTTTTTAGCCATTTTTTACCTCCTTTCTTTAGTTTTTCTGAGATTGGTTTATTGCATAGTTTTTCCATCCTTCATAAGCACTCTTGTTGTAAGCCATTTGCAAAATGTCATCTAAACAGATATCGCTTAAAACCAAATCTGAAGGCATAGAAAAAACGTCGGTCAACATCGAATAGACATCGACCCACGTTTCAACTAAGAGCTTTGGCATTTTTACTTTTGAAGCTTTTTTTCCTTATTTGCTTTTTCAAATTCTTTTTGATAAGCATCGCGTGCTTGTTTGAACATCATCAATTGATAAATATAGCTGGCAGTAGCCATATCAAAATCCCATTTATCGATAAATTCATCGAATGAAATATAATCAGTCATGTTCGCTTGGCGGTAAGCAATATACACAGCCTTTGCACCTTGAATAACAGAAATATCCATGGATCCTTTTCCCACAGTCATTTTTGCAAACTCGTCTGTGTTAAAATCTCTATTGATCATCAATAATTTCTTGATATTCAGTTTAGGTTCTAAATTCAAAATTGTTCCATCGTTTAGTTCAATTTTTGAGTAATCTTCGTTCATTTCGCTACCTCCGTTTTTTTTACTGTGATTGAGTGGCCGTAGTTGTCACAACTGAAGTTTTTTTAATCACATCAGCAGATAGATTCGTCATCCATTGATCTGTTAAGTCTTCTTCAAGTTCTGCAACAATTGCTTCATGATAAAATTTACCAAATTCATCTTGCATAACTTTTGTTTCTAGTTCTAACGCAGCTACTTCATCCGCACCATTTTCAATAGAGAATGTTAATCCTGTATTCGAAGTGCATGCTAACATACCAACTAACTTTCTATTTTCTTCGAAGTCATCCACGATCTCTGCAGCAAGTGAGAAATCTTCGCCTACGGAATCAGGACCGTAAGAGTAAATGCCTGGTTTAATACGTCCATCTTGTTTCAACCCATTGAAACGTCGATAAACTTCCATCGGTACATGTGCAGTAATTGTTACCGTCATATTGATTGGTTTAGATTTTGATTTTACTTCTGTCGCTCCACATTTTTTAACCACCGTTTGCATTTCTGTTTCGCCATCTAATTGTCCATTACAATTCGTTGCGATTGCATTTCCTGCGTTCTTAAAATTAAAAGCAATTCGTTTGATACTTACGTTATCGAACGTTGTTACTACAGTTTTTGTTTTAGCCATTGTTGTTCCCCCTATTTATTTAATTTATCGAATTGACGAATCAGAAGTTCTGTAATTGGATCAAGTGCAAGACCTAATCCTCTTCTCATAAATTCGTCCGGCTGATTTCTTTTAGAAGTACCTATCCCCAAATCAGGATATTTTAAATACTCAAATTTTCTTGTAGGTCTAATGATGAAACCCAAATTAATGTATTGAGTCTTAAGTGGACGACTATTTTTTGCGTGTTGGTGCCCTCTTCTTAAATCTGCTTCAGAAACAGGAATTTTTTCTGTAATCCTATCCACTGCAATAGCCGAACCTTTTGATTTCAATGCTTCGTTAATCAGTCGTTCGCTCTCGCTTGAATAGCGTTCCATCCGCACAAGAAGTTCATCATGTCCATTTATTTTTAGCTCCCAACTATTTTTAGCCATGACAATCACTCTTCAATAATCGTCTAAACGTAAATACCAATTGATCGATATAGCGATCTTGGTTCTCTAGTTTTAAATGATTGGGATCCATTCTCTGAAAACGAATCGAACGATTTTGAATCAATGAAATAATATCTAGTGAGTCTCCTGTTAAATCTTCTCTATTTTCTGAATAGAAAGTTAGATATAGATTTTGACCCACGCTATATTTTGGCTCAGTGATCATTTCTATTTCTCCTGTTTCGAGAATGAAGTAATTAAAATCATCAGGTAGCTCATCCTCGCCTACGGAGTCTTGAAAGAGTTTGAGGCCAAAATGCTCTTCTAAGGAAGTTTTGATAGCAGAAATTTGCTTATTTAAACGTTCTTTTTCTTTAGAATTATCAATCACCATATTCACCCACACTTTCAAGATAAAAATAGATATAAAAATTATCGTAATCGGCATAGATAACGTTGTAACGCATACTATCGATTACGATAAAATATTGATCTTTATTAAATTTCTTGGCGATTGGATGAAATGGAGTCTTTACTTTCTTAGTTAATTTCGATCCCATCGCATCCATAGCTGTTATATCACTATCTCTCATGGAAAGATTTCTAAATTTTAAAGAAGTGATTTCTGTATCTTCTACACCAATCTTTTTTCCTAGTTCATTTCTTTTGGTAGTTTGCGTCAAAATCTTTAACCAACCATCGTTGAATGTTTCTTCGAGTCTACGATTATTCGCCATTCACATCACCTGCAATATATTCTTGTAGCGCATAATGTTGAATGAAACCTAATAACTCACTAGCGAAATTTTGTTCAAACTCATCTAAAGCACGATTCCAGTCGTATCTACATCTTTCGATTAGCAATCCGTATTCTAAGCTTTCAGGAGAAAAAGAAAGTGTTGTACTCACTTTACTTTGAAGATAAACAGCATTTTTAGCTATCATCTTTTTAATTGACTCATCTTCTTCGTTCCAGGTAACGTAAATATTATCCTTCACAGCTATTAGCAATTCTTCAGTCACTTGTTCAGGCGTCATCTAACCACCGCCTTAATTGCTTTAACATATGCGTAAGAGCATTTTTTCTTGTTTACAAATGATAAATCTTCATCAAAAGGCGTAGAAGTCACGTATCTCCCTTTGAAAAATAAATCTTCATCGTTTGTTGTTACTCCAGCATTGTGTAAGATTTTTACTTCTTTAACTTTTTCTATTGGATCAGTAGCAAAACAAAAGTCTAATTCCTCGTGAACTTTAGGACCAATATTGAAATACATCATGTTCCAAAGCCGTGCCCACATCTCGGCTGTCCAGATTTGTATATTTGTTTTTTGCCCTCTAAGGTAGCGATATAGCCGATTAGAATCCAGATAAACCTTTTTCCAATAATTCGCTTTAGGACGGTTAATAACCCACTGTGCGCCTCCTGAATTAGTGTTTATAGTTTCCAAAGATTCTACTGTAACATTTACAATGTTTGCCATATCTTTTAGAATATTTTCTCCGTTTTCACAGCTTCTAATATAATCAAGACTTAGATAACTACAGCAGTCGCTACAATACCAAACATCATCTTTAGAAGGCAATTTGCGCAAATTAATTCTTTTATTGAAAATGACATCCGAATCGATATAGAAATATCGGTCGTCCTCACGCGAATGATCTTCTTCTAAATATTTCCACCATAAATATGGTTTAATCGAAGGAATATACTCTTTGTCGTCCCGCAGATCATCGTACACATGAACTTCAACACCATATTCCTTCTCAAAAAAAATAGGAATCTGATCATCGTGTCTGCTGAAAAGCAATACGATATCTTTGATTCCTAGTTTCTTCAGATTAGTTAAACAAACTTCAAGCTCCCATTTAAACCGATTGATTGCCGGCTGACAAAGAATATACTTCATTCTGATCACCTACGCTTGTGTTGTAGTTGTTGTGGTTGTTGGTTTTGTAGTTGTAGTAGTAGTTCCCAAAGCGCTAATATCTAATACAATGAAACTATCGTTACGTTTAGGTTGACCGTTTGCATATTGTTTAGCTAGATAAATGCGTTCGTCTTCAACAAAATGGTATTCATCTGAAGCTTCAATTTTTAGTGTAGATCCTACACCCATGAAGTAATCTGAGGCTACCCCAATAACTGCTTTTCCTTCTGGCACAGCCGTTGACTGCAAATCTGAAACTGGTACTGGCAATACTTGTACGTATTCTCCATTAGCAGTTAGTACAGTCTTAGCTGGGAATACTTTAGACCAGTAATCAGTTGGATTCACAATTAGGACCACATCAGAAGGATTCACATTACGATAAATCGGATCATTCACACCTTCGATATTGAATTTTGATAGTCGCGCCATCAAACGGCCCATAGTTACAGCATCTAAAGCTGTAATAGGTTCTGCTTTTTTTTCAGCATATTCTCCGCTAGTTTGTTTGCTCATGTCACGCATCATTCCGACTGGCATATCTTTACCAGTACCATCAACAATTGCTTGTTCTAATGCAATTCTCAATGATTCTACTAAAACAGTACGGACATAACGATCTAACCATACTGGACCTAAATCAAGCATTGCCTTACATACAGGAATATAACCTGATAGCTTGAACTGCTTCATGTTAATTACATCAAAGCCATTATCTAAAACTTTTTTAACAGCTTCGCAAAGTTTACCCCACCATGCTGGATTGACTCCACGTGACACAATCCATTCTGTTACACCAGTTGTGTTAACAAAAGTAATTTTTTGCAATAGTGGATGAGATTGTTCTAAATCTTCAAATACACGTTCAAATACAGTAGCTGGCACTAATTCTTCGACCCCTGCAAAACCTTCGTTTTTCACTACTTCGTTATAGAATTTTGTTTCTTGTGTAGTTAATACACGCTGACCACGGTTCATTAATACTAATTGATCTTGATTTTTTGCTGTTGCTTCTTCTAAAATTTTATCCTGAATTTCCTTAGATAAGCTTACCATAGCTGCGCTAAAAGATTCTTCGTTACCATCTTTAAAAGCTTTCATCAATTGGTCGCTTGCAGCTGTTACACCTTTTAAATTTTTAACTGTCATTATTTTACATCTCCTTGTCCAAATGTTTTATTTAATGCTGCTGTAAATGCAGCAATTTTTTCTGCTCTTTTTTCTTTAACGTCATTCAAAATTTCTTCAACGCTTTGTTCTTTTTTAGCTTCAGTACCTGAGCTATTTTCTGCATCGATAATTTCATCGACCAATCCATAACTCAAAGCTGTTTCTGCATCCATAAACGATTCTTTTTCAAGAAGTTCTTGCAATGCTTCATCTGTGCCATTGAATCGTGTTTTATATGAAGCCTTTACCGATTTATCAATTGATTCCAGTTGGTCAGCAATCGTACGGAAGTCATCGACATTTCCTTCTCCGTATGTGGAAGCGCGGTGAATCATCAATTGTGCATTGTTGTAGATTTTTATAGTATCGCCAGCCATTGCGATAATTGAAGCAGCACTAGCGGCTAAGCCGTTAATCACAACGTTAACTTTTGCTTTATTTGACTTAAGTAAGTTCCCAATAGCAATCCCTTGAAATACGTCTCCACCGTTTGAATTAATTACTACTTCAATTTCTTCTTGATCACCTAGACTATCCAAAATATTTTTGATTCCCTTGTCAGTATTCCCTTCAAAGAACCAACTAGAACCAATAAATCCCTGAATAAAAATTTGCGGTACTGCGCCTTCATTCTTTACTGCTAGAAATGTTTTCATTGTCGTCATTCGCCTCACCTCCTTTCGATACTTGTTGATTGTTTTTAGTTATAAATATTTCATCTGCCATCGCCTTATCAGAGCGATCATTTCCAACGCGTTCTCTTCCTTCGTTGATTGTAAATACTCCATTTCTAATGCCTACATCAATAGCGTCAACCAAATCTTTGAAGCTAGTAATCTTGATCATAGTTGTATCCACACGTACAAAATTCCCTGACAAGTATTCTTCTACTTCATAGAGACTAGCGTTAAACGCATCCTGAATAAGTTCAGCAATCGGTATGATTTCGAACATTAAAAAAGCGTCCACTTGATCCGATAACCCACTCATGTCTCCCTTTAGTAGGTTTTTCGGAACGTGAAACGCTGCTGCTGTCATCTCAAAGATGTCGTCTATTAAGTTTTTTATATCTCTTGAATTGCTTTGGAAGTTTCCGCTGAAATCTTCTAATGTGTACTCATTTTGTAATTGAAATACCGCACCTGCATTATCAGCTTCCATAAAAGCCTTAAATTGTGATGTCATCATTTTATTGATTTGATCTTGTGTTGTATTGTCTTGCGGTCGGAATAAATTCCCTTTCAGTACGTATCTACGAGCGTTAGAGCGCTTGTAAACATTCATGGCACTAGAAATGAGTTTCCCATACGCTTGATAATACGCATCGACTAGTTGCCTAATTTGTTGATCTGCGTATTTTATATAGATAACATCACTTTCTAGAAATTCTCTATCAAGGACTATGTTGTTAATTTGCACTTGAGAAAACACATCATCTTTCAATGCATATTCTGTGACATCCCAACTATCCGCAATAAATATTTCGCTAGAATTATTAGACGGAGAAACGATCAATACTTCATTGTAGAATATTAATCTCCTGATCAGTTTTTTTCTAAATTCTGTTGCATTATTTTTCTTATTAGGAGCTACATTCAGCCTATAGTAAAGATCATTCTTTTTATTTTTTCCATCTTCATATGACTTGAATTCCGCTTTACTCATCGCATTTGCAATCAAATCAATACAAGTTTCAATCGCAAATTTTCGATACACAAAATCAACTTGCAATTTACAAAAGTATTCTTCTAAAGGAACCGTTGCTTTTTTTGTGAAGTATCCTACCGCCTTTTGAAAAATCCCCACTTTCTCACCTCCTTTCAAGTTAGAATACTAGAGGAGTAAATCCAGTTCCTGTATTTTCTACTGAGCTATTTGTGACTGTTACAGGAGCAGAATCATAAATATCATCTAAAAAATTCAAACCATGAAGGAATGAAAAAAAGCCATCCGTTTTTCTAGTTTCAGGTTCTATTTTTTCATAGCGTATATTTCCATTAGAAATATGCTCTTCATATACATTCATGCAATACCAACGCATAATCGCATCGTCACCAAAAAATAAACGTTGATTAATAAAAAGGTCATCAACCAGATCTTTTAACATACCATGTGTAACAGATCCGCTTCGAACAATTTCCACAGTAAAACCTGCTTCTTCTAAAGCGGGCTTCAATATTTTTGCACGGTACATATCCATAGCGATTTTTTTAATATAATATTTATTACTCATTTCAAGAAACCAACCTACAATATAATCAGCTTCTATATTTTTTCCATGAACGATCTGTGATTTTCCTTGATCTATAGAAATATCTATAACCTCTCGTTTGATGTTTTGTAATCGAAGGGCTGATTCGTGGATAAAAGTATGTTGTGTAAAATAAACATCTTTATCGTATTTTCCTAGCAACCCAACGCTGGCAAAATCTCGTCTATCAGCAAAATCGACTGTTCCTATCACTTCATCCATTTTTTCAGGAAATTCTTTTTCTTTCGTATGCAGAACATCATCATATGAAGCAACAGCAAATCGTGTATCTTCCATAGGTCTGTTCATTCGTTTGGTCATGAACGTAAGTCTTAAACCAGCATTACGTTGCATTTGAGAGTATTCTTGAAACATTTTCCGTTTTAAATTTGCATTGTAATTAATAGTTGGACAAGCTTTTTCCCACATGTCGGGATCATCAACTTCATTATCGTTATCCAAGCGACAAATAAATGGAAACAAACTAGAAAATTCTGCTCCATCCTTGTCAATTCCAAGTTCTCCAGAAAGAATCATTTTTGATTCTTCTATAATGTCATCAAGCGGACCACCACGAACATGACCATTAGTTGTATCATAAAATTCTCTATAATCTCGAATTTTACCACCACCAGAAGTAGCCACATTTATCATTGAATAATCTTCATTTTCGTGAATTTCATCAAAGCGGTTTGCACCTGGTCGCTTCCCATCTTTTGTTCTAGCATTTGCCGTGTTATAACGAAGTTTGCTGTTTGTAGCGATATTTTGAATAACTTCCTTCGTAGCTTTAAATACTTTTTTATCTAAATCAGGATGATCTTTAATTACTTTAAATACATCATCAAAACTAGTCTTTGCTTGGCTTTCATTATTGGCATAGATATCAATATCATAATTTTTAATACCGTGTTTAGCGGTTAGTAGAAAGAAGTTGTTCCAAGAAGCAAAACCAGTTTTACCATTACCACGTCCCATTAATGAAAGATATCTATTGAACACTAGTGTTTTATCTTTTTTCCATCGAACACCATAAATAAAACATTGTAGAAATTTTTCCCACGGAATTAATTCGAATGGAAAGTATTGTGCTGGTATATTGATTGAATCCTCTACCATCTGCTTATCGAAGTAAATATCTTCTCTAGTAAAGACTCTTTCTTCTAGATAATTTTTTAGCAATAATTGCTCTTTGCATACCTTGATAGTGCCTTCTTCTATAGCTTTGAACCAATTTTCAATATGCTTATAACTCAGGAATTGATTCATTTGCTTCACCTACCAATTCAGGAGTAATGGCAAGTTTATCCAACATCAATCCCATTTGTTTGTTGACAGAAACAAGCAACGCTACTGATTCATTCTTTTTACCATTCTCCAGTCTAATGCCGTTCTCGGATATATCTTCTTCCAGTGATATCGCCGTTTCCCATAAACTGATATAACGATCAACATTATCTAAGAATGGCTCAATATTTGTTTTCTGACTTTCCAATTGGCTTATTAAAGAGCGGCGTAATTTTTCTCTGTAGCGATTTTGAGACAATTCGTTTTTAAACATTTTAGCCCTCCTTTCATGATAAAGTTCGAAAAAATCTCTTTTCCTGACAGCCCCCTCCGTTTCATCACCCCCAAAAAATTTGCGATTTATTTTAAGGGGGGGTTATCTCACCATCGGAATGAAAGCTTCAGCGAAGTCAATGTAATAATTAATCTCTTCAATACTATATCCAAAAACATTTTTTATTCTTTCGACGTTATTATCTTTATTCAACGCTTCTCTTACTTGATTCACTTTGTATTTACTACAACAGTTATCTGATAACAGATCCCTAATACCTACATAGCGAACGTATATCAAACGTTTAATTAATCCCTGAGTATAAGATGAATACTCTTCAATCTTTTCTGTATCATACTCTCTGCCATTATCATTGATGATCATGCACTTACCACCTTTCACTTGCATCGAAGTTAGCAAAGCTTTCTATCTTCTTCTCTTGTTTATCCAATGCTGTAAGATATCTGCCATGAACTTCATTATGATGTTCAACACATAAACAAATAAGATTATCTAAATCTAAAGCTAAGTCAGGTCTATCCTTGACTTCCTTTATATGATGAACGTTCTCTACTCTATGATACTTACCTAGTCTTCTACACTCTTGGCATTCATAGTGATCTCGTTTCATCGCTTTCTCTCTAAGCCTGCGCCATTTAGGAGACTGATAGAACTTAACCAAACGATCTTCTCTTATCAACTGTAATAGCCATCTATAGAATTCCTCGTTCATGTCCCGTCTCCTTTCACAATCTTATTTAATGCTTAGCTATTCTTTTGCCATACAATGGAATAACTTCATTGCTTTCCTTTCGTTTATATGTATCGCTCTTTATTGGTCTTCTATACTTTCGTACTATCTCTCCGTTACCATTTTGCACAGTGATTACTTCATACTTCTGTTCTAAGTATTGTGGTCTATACATTGTTGTTACCTCCTTTGTGCAAAATAAAAAGACCACTCAACGAGTGATCCTAACATCTTTTATTTGCATAACGTAATACCTTAACTCGGCTAATGCGTTATCAATATTGTCAGATAGTTCTTTTTTGGGAGCTTTTATATTTTGTTTTGCTACAGTTTCCAACATCAATATAGCATATCCATCAAAAAAGAAACTATTTTCATTCTTTTTCTCCGTTCGTACTAATTTTGTTTCATTTTGAATCAATTTCAACTCATCATATACTTCTTTCCACTGGTCATAAGCTTTATTTAGTTCCTTATTTATCAAATAAGAATTTGCATTTTCTAATTTCTGTATAAATCCATTAATTTGATTTTCAATATCTTTTTTTGTGAAAACTTTTTGCCTTAAATACATTTTGTCTTCCATGCACTCTCACCCCTTTCGTAATATTTTTATTATATCATTTTTTACTATGTACAAATAGGAACAGCTTACATCTACAAACAACAGTTTTTTTAAGTTGAGTAAATACTCAATAAAACCGAAAGAGTTGCAATTAATAGACAGCAACACATGAACTAACTGTAGGAGCTGACCCCCACATCCTTTAGTTTATTTGCTGCTGTCTATCGAAGCTTAATTAAACGATGAGGGAGATTTCCTCCCTTACATTTTATTTTGTCTTAGACCTATCACTAATCTTTCGACACTACCATAATATCACTGGTAAATAGCTAAAAACCGCCATCATTCCGCCAAAAAACCGCCAAATTATTTATAAGCAATTATTCTTCCGTGTTTATATGCTTCTGCAAACTCTATTAGAGCTTCCGACTTCATCCGTTGTATACTTCTTTCTGAATAACCCACTTCACGGCTAATCCTGTAGTTTGAGAAGCTATCTGGCACACAGAAGCTGTAGTAGAGTATCTGGCGACTAATTAGACTAAGAGCCATCAAAGCCGCTAGAATCGCATCTCTCTCCGCTTCTATATCCATCATCTGAATGATCGCGTCTTCTGCCTTATTGCCGTGCTTTGGTGCCTTCGGCATATCCGTAATAATCGGCGACTTAATATCTATCAAAGAGCGACCTGCCATCCGCTCCAAACGCCGAAAGTTCTTCAGCACATCTCTCGCATTACATCTTGTCTGTTTGAAATCTACCTCTCGTAACAATTGCATCAAGTCAAACCGCTCCTTTATGTGATATAATAAATGTGTTGGATTTATTGAATCAGTCGGAGCGATCCGGCTTTTTTTATTTGCTCTTGATTACTTCCATGTCAACTAATCTCGCTACAGCTAAATAATGCTTGTGTTTTGCAGTCGAACGATCACACTTCATTGTATTTTCAATACGAATGATTGCTGAGTTTGACAGTATCTTTTTAACGTATCCTCTGAACGGATAAACGAACTCTTCTGCTTCACAGCGGACCATGTCACCGACTTTGAATTTTGATTTCTTGCGTGTTTTAGGGTTCTTTGTCGGCATATCTAGCATTAAACCGCCGATACCGTGACTGCTAGCGTAAAATCCGTCTTTTAGTTTCATCTTTCTACCACCTCTTCCACTGTTCCATTCACCAACAATGCTGCAGCATCCGCTGTTGCTTTATCAGTGAAAAGCAATCGATGAGATGGATTGCATTCAAAACTATAATTTACTCCATCTTTTCCCCATAAAGCACATTTAGTAAGATAGTTTCCATCGGCATTCTTTATTGCCCATAACGGCTCTTTCTCAACCTCGTAGCCGTTGTATAGGCTCAATAGTGTTTCATATGATTGTCTTGTTGCCCAAGCGAGTAATTCTTCTCCTTGCTCTTGCGTCACTATGCCATCTCGTACAAACCAATCACAGAAATAATATGAATCACCATCTTTAGATTTGATTAAATACGCTATTTTTTCAGCTTTTGTAAAAGGGTCCGTAGATTTCTCAAGCCAACCGGCCACGAGTTGTGGAATAACTGGTTTCTGCGGTTCGTCTATTTTTTTCATTAACGTAATACCTGAATTTATACTCTCGTTATAGCAAGCAGCTATTGCATCATTTCCTATCGCTTTAATACTTTCTAACTTTTTGATTGCTTCCTGTTTATTCATCGCTGTTCCTCCAATAACTCGCTATTCTCGTATATATTTCCGGTGACTTCGTACGTGTATTCTTCAAACAGCTCTGTGTTAAAAATTTGATACTCTAAATCTTCATCAACAGTGGCACACACTAATCCCGAATGTCCTATTGAATTTTTGACAACACAAACTTTATTATCTAAATAATCGAATCCATTTCGCACGCTGACTGATACAATATCCCACTCGAAAATCTCAATGCCATTCTTATCTTTCAGCCCTGTTGATTGCATGAGTTCAATTTGGTCAGTCACATCAATGGTGCTTTCCACTAACCCAATGTCCCCAGCGTAAATTTTTCCGCTTCTCAAATCTAAAACCAAATCACCATAATCAATAAATGACTGAGTTTTCTTATTCCACGCTCGAAATCTCGGTATCATTTGCTGTCCTCCTTCTGTAACTCGCCGTAAATTGAACATCTACGGCGAATTGCTTTTACTCTGCGTTCATTTTCGATTGTGGGCCGAATTTCGTATGTTCTTTTTGCCATTTTCAATTGATTTCTAGCACCTCTTAATGCATCTGAATAGATTTCTTTTGGCATCATCATTCTCTGTCCTCCATGTATTCGTCTAATATCTCTTTATATTTCTCTACAAATTTGAAACGATCTTGATGAAGTTTCTTGCTCCAATTTGTTTGCCGATCCAGCTCACGCATCTGATCGAACCCTTTTTGAATTTCGTTGTAATAGAATTCAATGTTTGCTGCTGCTTTCCAATGCCTCGATGTTCGAACTCCTGATCCTGTTTCAGCCATTTCTAACTTAACTAATTCCGCTCGTTCTTTTGATTTTTTGTCTTTCTGAATCTTCATCATGATTTTCTTGAGGATGATGTCACTGTATTGTGTAATGAGATCCATTATTTCTCCTCCTCAATCTCACATGCCTGTTCAAACTGTCTAGTGATGTTTTCTAACGCTTTTTTGTACTCGATAATACTTTTTATCGTTCTTTCTTCACTTAACACGTAATCGCGTTGTATTGCCTTTAAACACGATGAGACAGTTTGAAAGTATCCGATATCTGCTCGTGATTCTTCTTTTGCTTCGGTGTAGCGGATATTTCCTTCCTCATCTCGTCTTACCTTCGATAGGACAATGTTTCTAGAATCACTGGTAATTCGATAATCTTCGATTTTCATGTCTAGCATTTTTTCTCCTCCACATACCTAAACTGTCGTCCTTTTGAATCAATCCATAAGCTCCTAGCTCTATCCCAGATAATGTTTTTGCTTAATCCAGTAATTTCAGATAACTGTTCAGCAGTACCTGTTACTAGAATTCGGTCACCATGCCAGATTGCAATTTTTCTCGGTGTTCTCCGTTTGGTTTTTTCACTCCACATTGATTTACCGAGCTTTTGGACTTCTGCAACTATTTCTTTGTCTTCTTGCCAATTCTCAGAATGTGTCAGTTCGATGATTCGTTTCATTGTCGCTTTCTTATCCACGCTCATTCCTCCAATCTACGAATTTCCCTTCTTAAGTTCTCTATGTGCAAATCGATTGCCTTTCTCGCCGTTTCATTGACCATCACTGCCTTTGTCCGTTCCAGATCGTCAATCTCACGCTGAAGGCTTCGAATACGCATTTGAATCACTTCTTCTGTTGTCATGATGGATCACCTCGTTAAAACCGTTCTTCCTTGAACGTATTCCGATATTTCTTCGCTAAGATCAGTGGTACTCGATATTGACTGCAGAAGAGTTTCGCTTTGATTTTGAAATCTTTTGTCTGCATCCCTTTAACATCTACGACTTTGACTAGTTTGCCGTTTTTATAAAATGTGAAGTCGGGAATATACTCGATCTTGCGATACTTCTTTCCGTCTAGTTCAAATTTCGGCATCAGCTCAAATCTTTCCTGAAGTTTTACTTTCCAGCCGTTCGCTTCAGCTTGCCACAAGGCTAGATCGTAATACTCTGCTTCTGCGATAGAATCAAACTTGATACCTCGATGAACAGTTTTTTTATTACGGTATTTATTCATGCGATACTACCTTTCACTGGTTTTATGCGCTTGTCTGCTGTTTGTTGGAATTTCAGCGCATAACCTTCTGAATTCTTAAATATCCTAGAAACAATTCTTTCACCGTAGGCTTCTCTTAGTTCAGGACCAGATAAGTTTGTTGTGATGATCGTTGCCTTGTTCTGTCTGGCTTCTAAGAGCGTGTTTAACGTGTTGTTTGTAAATTGCCTACTATTTGATACCCCGCTACCTAATTCAGCTCCAATATCGTCAAAAACCACCAAATCAGTTGTTTTGATATCGGCTATAAGCGATCCTTCAATTTCTTTTCTCAGTTCAGCATTGTTATAAGAAAACTTTATTTGCTCTAATAACTCTTGATAGCTTATAAAAAGTATTTTCTTGTCATAATTTGAGCGCTCAAGTATTTCCCAAGCTGTCGCCATTGATAAGTGGCTTTTTCCGCTTCCTGATTTCCCTGATAGAATGAAATGTGCAGGATGGTTCAGTAGGACATCATTTACATAGCTTTTAGCTCTTTCTAAAGCAATTTTCGTTTCTTGGTCCACTACGTGATAATTCTCCATTTTGCATTTAAACAAAGTTTTATCTGTTAATACCGAACCATTTTGAAAAAAACTCAATGCTCGTGCTTTTAAGCTGTCGTTATATATCCGTTCGGTCTGTATATCCTCTTTCACACGTAACGCTTTATAACCACAACTCATACATGTTGGTTTACAACGTTCTGAACCATCCTTATTTTTAGCTCGCCAACTATACAAAGGTTCGCTACATTCTGGACATTTTCCGCTTTGCACTAATACTCTTCTTATTAGCTTCTCCATAGCATTTGCTAGGCTTTCCATGTGATGCATCTCCTTTTAAATTGGCAAGTCGTCATATTCACTAGGATTGCTGTACTGTAGTTTTTGACTTTGCTTTTTATGATTCTTCTTGTCTGCTTTGATTTCGAATTTGAGCTTCTCAAATTTTTCTCTCAATTTCTTAGCACTTCTAATATTTCCAAACCAAAATTCATTTGTAGGTAGCCAATTGATCACATACTCAATCGCTTCTATAGATGCTTTATCTCTTTCTTCCATCAACCTGATTGTGTCTGCCCATTTTTCGATATCTACTTTGTTCATTTCTTTTGGAAAATCTTCAGTTAAATTCCTTTGCATTTTTTTAGCAAGGCGTAAGTGTTCGTCAGAATACTTACCTTTCTTTTCTTCTTTATCTATATCTTTATCTTCTTCTATATCTTTATCTGTACCGTCACGTGACGTCACGCTAACGTCATTTTCCAATTTGAGACGTTCCTGTCTCTTTCTTTCCCTGTATTTACGGTTTCTTTCAGCATTTTTTAGCCTTACTTTATCCATACCCTCGATATTTTGATGTTTTTCCCAATTACTGATGGCAATTAGTCCATCACTGCTTAGATCAATCATGTTGAAATTTGCCAATGTAGTTAGCGCTAAGCGAACCGTATTTACGTTTTTGCCAAACAATGTAGCAAGCATTTCTTCGGTATAAGGCATGTTCCTCTGGATATATATCAGACCATCGTCGTTAGTCTTTCCTGCTAAAACTAGTAATCGAATCCATATAACGATGATGGCATCCGACTCAGGAACAGCTTGGATTAACCGTATTTTTTCATCGTCAAACATAGTAGTTTTAAGTTTGATCCAACTTATCTCAGCCAAATTTATCCTCCTATCCTTAACTTTTTAATCGTTTCATGACTTAACTTGATTCCTTTGATTTGATATTTATTTTTAAAATTGATCACACCTATTTTGTGCTTCTCCGTGTGATGGATTCTGCAGAGTGCTGCAAATGTGTACTCTGAATGATCAACTTCTTTTCGCTTTCGTCTTCCTAGCGCTTTGTCAAAGTGATCGATGTCAGCTCCTGTTTTGCCACAGATGCAACAAACTCTTTTTGTAATGCATTTGTAGAAGTAATATTCTTGATTCGCTGGTAAAATCTCATAGCCTTCTTTGAAAGGAATATGATGTTCAAAGATGAAATCTAAGATGATATTTGCTAAGACATTAGCATCACTCACAGTCGTATTCGATTCATCTTTGAGGCTTATTTTGCGCCCTGTGACACCTTCAAAACGGAAGTAGAAGAATTCCTTCCAGAAGTCCGTTGGCATGCCTGTATCGATAAAAATATCGCCTATCAGCGCATAGATGAAGTTTCGTTGCTGTACGGTGAAACGTCTAGGATCAATAAAACGAATTTCAATGACTCGATCACCATCGTAGCCGTCATACATCGTCTTTAGTCGATCAATGTTCACTTCCTCATTGATGGTTGCGCTTATGTCTTTTCCTTTGAACTTTTTCAGAACCGCTGAATATGAATCGATTAATGGTTTAAACACTCATATCACTTCTTATCTAATTCTTTTCTCTTAGCTGCTATTGCTCGCTCCATCAAGGCACATTGCTCATAGCTTAACTGTTCAATAGTTTCAACGTTATCAGCTAAGAGCCCTAATTTATCTGTCTGCTCATTAACATATTCGATTAAGGTTTTGGTCATATCTTTACCCATCTGCTCATTGAAAGCTTCTAGAATCGTCTCTAGCATGTTTAATTTCTTTGTATCGATTCTAGGTGGTGTTGGAATATCTTCCCCTTGAAATACATATAATCCCAGTCCGTGTAGAGCCAATGCTTTCACAAAGCATCGCTTCAATGAGTTATTGATTTGCATTGCATTTGGTTTAACAACTGGTTGGTTTCGATAATCTAAAACAGGAAATAATTCGGTTTCCGTGTGTCCTTTAACCGTTACTGAGACAGATACATAAGTCCCAGTTTCATCCATAAGAAAAGGTTTATATTCCTCAACAAGAAAGTCTTGATGAGTTCCAGAAACAACCCTGTAGTGTTTGTACTCATTAATAGTTACCGTTGCCTGTGGATCATTCTTTTTCATAATCTCCCACGCGTGAGCCCAAGATAAATAATCAAAATTTCCTTTTTTCTTGAGAATTTTATTTAACTTACGACTAAAAAGTTTTTCAAAGTTCGTTGTCCCTTTGATTTCACTCATCAAATTCTGCCTCCATTTCAGCAATGTATTTCTTACCTGGTCCGTAATAAGAGATATCAATCAAGTTATCTCTGTCGTACTCTTCTAGCGCATCAATCAAGCCATCTTCGATGACGTAAATATATTCAGGTTTATTCGAATGCTTCGATAGATGGATAAGATAAACATGATCCCAAATAGTTACATGGTTGCCTAAATCATCTTGATCCCAAGCTAGTTCTTCATTCGTCAAAAGATTTCGTCTGATTTTTCGACCACTTGTTTCCTCAATTTTCGGCTTGCCCCAATCAGGATCAATCAAATATTGATCTAGAGTGGAAAGTTCTTTTTCCATATGCTAAAATCTCCTTATGATGTGTTTTCTTTGTGACTCTTTGCTTGCCGGCGGAGTCACTTTTTTATTTGTTGCCATGCTTTTTGCTTGTCAATATGTTGTTGGCTTAGGATGATTGGTTTATAGTATTTCCACCAGCAATTAGCAATTGCCGTCCCTATTCTTAGCGCTTCAGCTCTATTCATTGTCATCACCAAAAAGTCTCTGTTGTCTGTTCAGTTGATCAATTTCCATACGGATCGCAGTTTCTGGCAACCACATTTCAATAAATGAAACAGCATCATCGAATCTCTTACGAGGTAACTCGCCATATCTTGGGATTGAAAAGGTACGTTTAAATTCAGACCAAAATTTTGAGAATACTTTTTTGCTGATTTCTTCATAAGCTCGGCTTTCTTTTCCCCCTAGAACTTCCATAACTTTCATATTTCCTTTTTGCTTAATTTCAAACTCTTGTTGTCCGCTAATTCGCATAGTATTTTTAAGCATGGAAACATCTTTTTTAACATCTTTCATTTCTTCTAGTTGGTAGATCATCATGTCTTCAATTGTTTGAGGAACAGTATTCTTGCGAATAACATCTTCCATTTCGTTGAATGCTTCAATGTATTTTTGTTTGAAGTAAATAGCTTTCTTTCCTGTAAAACCCATAGCCAACAAGAAAAAACCATCTCTACTAATGAAAAAAACTCGTCGATTTCTGCCGTATGAATCTGGTTCATTACCTTCTACAAACATCTGTCCAAAATTGGACACATCTTTTTTTAGTGCATCAATATCTCTTAAAACATGTTGATGTTTTTTCTCAAAGCTTTCTGCCACTTGTAAGCTCGTAGTCACAGCTTCTTTATTTTTCAAAATTACTAATTCTTGCATTTTTTCTTCTCTCCTTTTGGTATAATTTAGGTAAAAAAATGGTGGTGTTTTCAATGAACTACATTTTGTATGTGCTTCTAGTTGTTTATGCAATAATTTATATTAAGCAAATTGTTAATGCAGTGTCTGAAATAACAACGATTAACTATTTACTTACTACAATTGAGAAAGTGATAAATGACCTCAAACGATTAAATGACCATAGTGGTAGCTATAAATCTGATCCTTACTTTCAAAATAATGTGACGCCTATTAGAGAAATAATGGTTAAGGAAATGCCCAGAATTAACAAAGTTCTGCCTTATAGCCTTGTAACGCTTTCCTTGAATCAATCAGATGATATTCTTGAAGAAAATTTTAGAATTATCGCTTCTCAAATTTTTGACAAAAACAACGAAATTCATTATCGAAAATTCTGGTTTTTAAATCCGTTGATTGCTCTTAAGAAATTTTTTCTCTTACCCAGCGAAATACTTAGTTGGTTCGGCATTAATCTATCAACTTTTCCAGGAAGAATTTTTAGTCTTGTAATTTGGGTAACATCGTTATTTGCCCAAGAAACAATTTCTCAAATTCTATCTTTCGTAATTACCCATTTTTTCAAAGGTCAGAAATAAAGCTGATTGAACCAACAATCGGTCCGACATCGATATGTCGTTTAATATAGTTAAAAAGAATAGTTGCGATACGACAATCGTGATGATAGTTAATAGCGTTAGAGATATTTTTTTGTTTCTCATCTAGTCAGTCCCTCCCGACTGGCTTTTTTTGCTCTGTACTCAGCTTCATCAAGCCCCATAAAAATCCAAACCATGTAAACGATCGTGCCGATTAATGCTTGTCTGCTTCCCCAAAGTCCTAAAGCGTAGATGATTAGGGGTGCGCTGAACACTAATGCTCTATTAAATTTTCCCATCCGCTTACCTCCTTAAGATTTCCGAAAAATTTGTTTCTAAAAATTCAAGTGTTTTACTTCTTAAAAATAGATATGTGTCTCTTCCTTCAACTGGATAATAGACAAATCCATTTTTGTTTTTTTCGATATCGATAATATTTCTATATCTTGGGTTCTTTAAAACTCTAGAAGTAAACCAATCATATTTTCTGTTAATCCGTTCTAGTACTTCTGGCAACGTCATCCATCTACCAGTATCATCAGCTTTTTTCAACTCCTCATAATCCACTTGGGAGATAATTACATAGCCTTCTGGAATTGGGATTTTCGCTTCTAGATATTGCATTTGCTGTTCCTCCCTTTACAATTCGTACATAGTGATAATCGAATCTATAATTCTGTTTGCTTCTGCAGAAGTCTTTTTACCGTTTAAAATTAAAGATAAGTAGCTTTTACTAATTCCAAATCTTTCAGCAAGCATGGTGTAAGTTAAGAACTTCGAACTTTCGACATATGCTTTGATTTTTTCTCTATCTCGTTGAGTGATTTCTGCAATATCAGTCATACTAAAACTCCTTTCTAACCAATTTATTCTAAATCCATTTGAGGGTAATAGCCCTCTGCGATTAATAAGTTGTAAATAAACACTCGCCCTTTCTGTGTCCATTTGGTATTCATTACAACTTTAGTGCCGCCATCGGCTTTCGGAATCTCACTTGTGTGCGATTTTGTGTATCCTTGGTTCATATGTTTTCGGTAAAGTATCCATTGTCCGCTAACTTTATGTTGAACACCTAACTCGTTAAGCAATTTGTTTAGAGCAATTGCCGACATTCCGTAATCAGCTGCAATTTGAGAAGTCGCTACCGTATCTGTCGATGAAAGAATCGTATCTAAGTAGCTAATCTTTGGTTCGTACTCGGCAATTTGTTGTTCGAGTAATTGGTTCTTTTCTTCTAAATCCGCTGCTAAACGCAATGCTTGTGCAAAACTTTGAGGTACGTTTGAATAGCTACCTGTTTTTCTAATTGTTGGAAGGACTTCACTCGTTACCCAACGTTTAAATTTTTTGGCAGAGGGAAGTTTTGATTTTAAGATTAAACTGTAAAGGCCTGACTCGTTAATCAAAACAACTGCTGTTCCATTGACGGTGAACGAATCGTTCTGCGTCTTATCCTCCAAGTCCACATGATCTCGAATAGCTTTTTGCGGATTCGAATATCCTAGAACGTCTGCTACATCTTTTCCTACAAAATATGGTTCATCATTTACTAAAATAGTTCGAACTTCGTTTTGCTCGAAATTAAAAATTTGTGGTGTATTCATATTTCTCATTCCTTTCTTTGGTATAATTTCCTTATCAGTGTGACAGGCTGAAATAATTGTTAAGGAGGTGAAAATTTATGAAACCAGAATTTGTAATTACTATGCTTGATGGAGAAAAAATCAAAATATTTGCCGATACTTTGGTCGTTGGATACGATGATGCGTCAAATATCGAAGAAAAAGATGGAATGTTCTATTCTTCTCAAATTTACGTGAATACCTTGCAAGGTGATATTGGGGTATCTACTCTTGCAACATCAAGACCGCTTGTAGGTCTTATCGGCTTTTTGTCAAAAGCAACATTCTTTTCTCTCGGCGATGATATAGATTCGGATGAAACTGTCATCTATAAAACATCAGCTGTTAAAAGTATCGGTTTCAAATAGTAATTCTTGCTCGTTGATAGCGGAAGCCAACTTTTCTTCCAACACATCGGCGAGCTTTCTTTTTGTTGGATTCATTTCAAAGTTGATAGTCTTGAGAAGCATTTTTGCATCCTTAACTTTTTGTCCTTGCAATTCCTTGATGATTTTATCGGCTTGGCTATCAATTCCATGTGTTAGATCATCTATCATTTTTTGTACCTTGATTGTTTGGCTCATTTCCTTGTTCATTGTTTAGCCTCCTTTAATAAATGATTTTTTGTATTTTTTAATTTCCATAAATTCCTCAAATTGCTCTTTGGTATTATTACCACGACCATACATATTGTGAAATTCTTTATGGCAACTGACACAAAGTGTAACGCCGTTTGAAATCGCTGCGGATTTAGTTGTTGCATGGCTAAATCACGAATCACAAGTATCTACTAAAGGCGAATCAATTTCGCCAAAAGAAATTGTTCAAGCTTATTTAGATATTCATTATGCTGTTATCTATGGTCAGCTTCCAGAAGACCGTAAAAACGATGACTAAACGTGAGCTAAAATCTCTGCTATGGCTGCAACCATGGCAGAGTCTTCTTTATCTACCGCGTGTTCCATCGCCACTTTTGCTTGTTTCAGTATGTCTAATTTCAAATCTTCGATTTTTGCCGAGACTGTTTTTTCCATATTCTTCTCTCCTTTCTTTTATATTCGTAAACAAATTTAACAACTTTTTAAAAAACTGCGTTGACTTTATTAGATTAATAATCTATACTAAATGCATAGTTAAATAAGACATATAAACTTTGATTTAAAAAGCTTTCTTGGCGGTTGGCATTTATTAATCAATAGTATTTTTTGTTGTCTTTTTAGTTGTTAAACTTGTTTACAAAACATAGTATAGATTAATAATGTATATAAGTCAACTATTTTTACATTATTTATCTAAACTTTTTTTGTAAGCATTCAGAAAGGTTGATTTATCAATGAATACTTACGAAATAATAAAGGAGTTAGCAAAAGAAAAAGGATTATCCATTAGACAGCTCGAAATGAATTTCGGGTATTCGAATGGATATTTAGGAAGTTGGAAAAGACAAACTCCTAATTCTATTGAGTTAGCTCGGTTAGCTGATTACTTTGGAGTCTCTGTAGACTACCTTCTAGGTAGAGAAGAAAGAGAAACCCCTAAACATGTGGATTTATCAGAAAACGATACTGTTTTTTCTTTTGATGGAAAAGAAATATCTAAGGAGACAATGCGTAAAGCGATTGCAATTGCTAAAGCTTTAGAGGAAAATGAATAGTTGGAGTGATGGGTTGTATGTATTTGAAATTGAAAGAAATGTTGAGCGAATACAATTTGAAAGTAGTTTACATGGAAATGAAAGAGCCTGGCTTCTATTATCCGAAGCCTAGAATCATTTTTTTGAATGAAAATCTATATGGCGAAACTGCAGAAGCCTTTCATTTATCTCATGAACTTGCGCATTTCACCGCTTCTCATTTTGAATATTCAGTTTTGTACGATACTTCTACAACTTTTCACTCAAAATTTGAAACAGAAGCAGATAAAATAGCTATTCTAATTTTATTAAATATCTATATTGAGAACGAACTGACTGATGAATCTCAGTTTAATCTCGAAAAATTTATGGAGTATTATTCTATTCAGAATAAGCTCAGATACACTTGTTATGCTGTCTGCCAATGCTATTTTAAGAAAAAATATTCTTACGCAAGGCAATATGTATGAATACATCAAGAATTATTAAAAAAACCGATTTCAGCAAAACATTAAAAAAGCCCGTGCTGGCACACGGACTCATACCTCATTTCTGAGATCGCAAATATATTATAACAAGAAGTGAGGAATATTTAAATGGCAAAAAAAGTTATGGGTCAAGACGGAAAAATGTATAAAGTTAGTAAACCTTTTTACAAAAAAGTATGGTTTTGGGTATTAGCAGTAATTTTAATTATAATTATTGGTTCTGCTTTAAATGGTGGATCAGATAGTAATAAAGCAAGTGATAATGGTGGCGAAAAAGTAACTAAATCTTCAACCTCTGCTTCATCTTCTAAAGAAGAAAAAAGCGATACCTTCTATAAGATTGGTGACACTGTAAAAGTTGGTGATGCTGAATATACACTAAATAGTGTAGAACTAACTGATGAAAGAAATCAATTTGAAGAAAACCAACCTGCACAAGTAGTAAAAATTACTTATACCGTAAAAAATGATGGCGATTCAGATATCCCTGTAGGTACAGATGTGGAAGTATATGGACCAGATGACAAAAAATCAGAGACATATGCCAACGAAAATACAATGGGATCTGTTGCTCCAGGAAAACAAATGGATGTAACTGCTCATTTCACGTTAAACCAAAAGGGAGAAATAGAAATCCACTTCTCTCCTTTAGTATCATTTGAAAAAGCAGCTATTTTTAAAGCAACTGTATAATAAATAAAAAACACGCCCCACCGTCCAGAGTAAGAGCGTGCTTTTAGAAAACAAACCTATATAGGTCTATTTGTTATGCCTATTATAGCAAATGATAGGAGATGTTAAAAGTGTGGGTTGAACAGACCAAAGATGGCCAATTCAAGTTTATTGAAAGATATGTAGATCCTTATACAGAAAAAACACGAAAAAAATCTACAACACTTACAAGTAATTCACCACAAGCGTGGAAAAAAGCTCAGAAAATTCTAGATAAAAAAATTAAAGAAGCACTCGAAGATTACAATAAATCAGATATCACTTTTGGTGAGCTGTATAAAGAATGGTATGAATATTATAAGCAGCATGTTAAACGTACTAGCTATTTGAAGGTTCCAATGATGATGAAACATGTTTCTAAGCACATAAGCGATGATACGATCGTTAGAAACATTGATGAGACACTCATTAATAAGATAATTGAAGATATGTATACGTTTGGTGACCTCTCACTGAACTACACAAAACAAACAAAAACAACTCTATCTGTTATGCTAAACTATGCAATCGATAGAAAATACATTCAAAGAAACCCTGCGCTAGCAGTTAAAATCCATCCTAAAAAAGTGGAAGAAGAAAAAAGAAGGCTTTCTATGAATAAAAAATATCTGGAGAAAGAAGAAATTGATCAAATACTGAAACAGCTATACTCCAATCCTCGCAGAAAACTACACGGCATAATAGCTGAGTTTCTATATTTAACTGGTTTGAGATATGGGGAATTGCTAGCTTTGCAAATGAAGGACTATGAGGATGGGAAAATTTCCATTAATGGGACCTTAGATTACACATCTGTGAAAATGGATAATGCTATAAAAACAACTCCAAAAAATACTTATTCGCAACGTGAAGTGCAATTACCCAATCGTGCAAAAGAATTGATTGAAAGTGTGATAGCTGACAATATTCTTGCAGGTAGACCCACAGATCCCGATCAATATATATTTATATCTACAAGTGGCACTCCGCTTGCGCTGCACTCATTTAACGCTATACTCCATAAAGTAGAGGAAGAGTTGGAATTAGAAAAAAGTCTATCCTCACATATATTCAGACATAGCCACGTTTCACTATTATCTGAATTAGGCGTACCTCTTAAAGCCATTATGGAGCGTGTAGGGCATTCTGATGCAAACACAACTCTGTCTATTTATAACCATGTAACAAAAAGAGCCAAACAACAAGTAATTGATAAACTAAATAGCCTTTGA